ACAGCTCGATTGACTTGTGTCATTTCTGTCTTGACACCTACAGGTGCCACAACCTTCATCTTTTTACCGACTTCTCTTGCTGTATTACCTGCGTATCCTGCTGTAATGACTTCATCAGCGTATCTACTAGCTGCAGTTGTTAGATTTATGGCACCTCTGGTCATTGATTGACCTCGGGTCAACCTTTCTACTCTATCACCTTGACCAATAACTTGTGCTGCAAATGGTCTTGTGCCCTTTTCAGAACGCAGTTCTTCTGGCATCATTGCTCGTTTGGTGGTAGGAGATGTTTGCATAAATGCACCAGCACCTTCTTGGCCTAGTTTACCACGCATAAAATCTTCCATTATTCTATTCGTAAAGTAAATCTGTTCCTGAGGTGTAAGTGCTTCAGTCAATCTACCACTTTGATTATCAGCAACTCGTAGCTTGTCCGTAATGCGAGCCATTTCTGCATCACGACGAAGTAGTTGAGGTGATAGGTTTAGTTTTTCTGGTGTCAAGTCGCTAACTGGTTTTTTGTAAAGCTCTTCAACCATGTCGACAACATCATCATAATGTTTACCTAAAACTTCTGAGTTGACAGCCATTCTATCTGTAAAAGCAACATAATCTTCGATGTTGTATTTAGCCAATCTTTCTGCTGCTCTTTCTGTTAGTTGTGCTGTAGAAGCACCACCACCGGCTCTACCCAGTTCTTGTGGCACATTGTCAATACCTAAATCTACACGGCCTTCTCTTCTTATCTCACGAGCCATGTCTCCATAAATACTTTCTTGCTTACCAATGTCATCAACAATACCATCGATTACTTGAAATCTTTTACCATGAAGTGCTGCATTACCACCATCTGGCATTATTAGATCAGTAAAGATTTTTTGCTGTATTGGGTCTTTCCCCATCTTAGAAACAATCTGTTGTGCTTCATCTATCTGACCTTTTGACATCAACATAGAGTATTGTCTGGCAGCATCCAATGCTTCCATCTGTCTAGCAGCTTCTAATGCAATCTTGTTGTTGACTGAGTAGGTTGAAGATAGATAGCCAAAACTTTCTGTTGGTCCTATGTCTCGTAAAGCCCTTGCAATACTTGTATTGTTTGTGCTTTCACCAATGCGTGTAAGTTTACTAGCATCAGCACCTAGATCGGCTGCTCTTGCCATTTTGTTGAGTGGGATTGCAGTTGTTGCTAGTTTTTGCGTGCCTTTTGCAATGGTTGCCCATGGCATAATAATCTCAGCAGCAGTTCCCATGATGAAGTAGCCATCAGATCCACTTTCAGTTTTATTGTAGTTAGCCATTGCATTACCAAGACCATAACCACGCGCTGTTTCTACTGCAACTTCTCTTAGATAAGCATCCATTGTAGGAAAGAAACCACTTGTCTCTTCTGTAAAGTCATAAGTTTTCAGATCATAAAACTCTTCACCAACATTTTGACCACTTGTTCCACCTGCACCTGCTTCCATAATCTCTTCTAGTGGATTGAGAACAAGACGAAATGGAAGGTTTAGATCACGAATAAGTGTCATCCCTACACTTTCTGTAATCTCACCGGTTTGTTCGTCTTCATTTGTTGCCAAGTATGTCAATACATCACCACCCATTTCCATAGCTTGCTCACCCATGGTCTTGTCGCTTTCTGGTCTGTATTTATCTGTCATTTGTTGCTTTACAAAAGCATACTCATCTGTATCTGGAATAAATGGAACATTGGCACCGACTATGTCTCTTGCTTCTTTCTTTGCTTTTGCTTGTGCTTCTTCTTCTGGTATGCCTTCTCTTATGTATTGATTGTAAAGTCTATCGTATTGTCTGAAATACAGATCACTAAATGATTGTGTTATCTCATCCTGAACTGCCATTGTGTAAGATGCGCCACCTAATCTTTCCGCTCTTTCAAAAGACTTATCGTCTCTTTTCTTAGCAGCTACTGCCATTTCATCTAAAAAGTTTTGTTGTATCTGTTCTTTCTGTCTCTTTGCCTGTTCAGCTTGTTGAGGTGATACAATAGTTTGTGGCATCAAACTTTCCCATAACAATGCCAAAGAACCTAGATCTGTTTCACCTTCTGCCCAAGGATTTAGATCTACCATCCAGCTTTCTGTGCCTGCTAAATCTGGTTGGACTACTAATCTACCAGCAGTTTCTTTACTGACTGAAGGTTGCATGTTGTATGGATCACCAGCTTGTCTTGGTCTATCATAGCCAAAGTCGCCTTCTACTTTAGATGTAGCAAACTTATCAGATGTTTCGAACTGTCTAGCTTTTTCTGCAGCTATTTGTCTAAGATCGTATTCAAGGATTGCGACCTCATGCTCAAACATGTCGCCTACTCTTATTCGTTTACCTGTTGATGCTTCATAATCTGCTTTTAGTGCTTCATAAATCTGATCTTCTACTTCTTTGTAGGTTGGTAAACCCATGTAGTTTTGTTGTATGTTTATGCTAGCAATGACTTTATCTGCTTGTTTTCTGATGTCATAAGGCGTAGGTATCGCTTCTCTACGCATTGTAATAACTTCTTCCATTGGTATCTGTCTTTTATCACCTGCAATACCGGGAAGTTCTCTACCAAATCCAGAAACAGGCATTGCTTGTGCTCGCTCTGCATCTTGTCCAGTCAAACCAACCGGTTCAGGTGGTATCATAAAATCTGGAACAGGCATACCTAACGCTTCTAGCTGTGCTCTTTGAAGTTCGTATTGCTTGTATTGTTCAGGGTCTACTGTCCTTGGCACAAAAGGAATAGTTTGTCCTGACTTTTCTGCTTCGATCCTTGCTTTCTTTTCTGCTTCAAACTGTTGTGCTGCTTTCTGTTCTTCGTATTCTACTAATACTTTTGTAAGATAAGCGTCTGCTGCCTCTTGACCTTGCGCTTCTAAAATAAAGTCATAGGCTTCTTTATCATCAAAAGTCAGCCTTTCATACAACGGATTAGGTGTCGCCATTTTTACTCCTGAGGTGCTTGTTGTGCAGCTTTCATTGCTTCAAGATCTTTTTTGTATTGCTTCATAAACTCTTTTTGTTGCGCAGCTGTAAGTTCTTTATCAGATACTTTACCAAGTTCTGCACCTTTTGCTGCAACACCTCTAAATCTACCAATCGGATTATCATTATCATCATAGCCAATAATCTCATAACCGTATTCTTTATCACTACCATAAGGTAGACGATAAACTTGTCCAATGCCCGGTCTTACATCACCAAATACTTCTGCTTTCATTTCTTCTGTAGAAACATCTTGATTTTGCCCTGGTTTTACATCCATCAGATCTGTAGGTTTAGGTTTGTCTGAGCCTTCAGGTGGATCTGGTATTGTAGACGGATCTTGTTCTTCTTCAGTTCCAACTTCTCCTATTTGACCGGGTGCATCTGGATTTAGTCCTAAGTCTGCTCTTGATGCAAACAAGTCATCAAAGAAATCTTTTGCTGCATCAAAACCTTTTTCAAACAGATTAGCTTCTCGGTCTTGTCTTCGTGCTGCACGAGCTGCTTGTCTTTCTATTTTTCTGTCTTGTCTTGCTTTGATTTCTTCAGTTCTCATTTCTGCTTTTTCTGTATCACCAAAAGATTGTATTGCTTGTGTTCTGAGAATGTAGCCTAAAACCTTTTGTTGTGATGCATCATCATTTGGAAACAGTTCTTTTACCTTTTCGTGTATTTGGTATGTTGGAACTTTACCTTCTTTCAGATCTTTTTGTGCTGCATAATACAAGTCGTAAGCAGCTAGTTTTGCTCTCTGCTCTTTACTCTTAGCAGCAGATAGATCGCCTGGTGCTGCACCTGCACCCTTTACAACTTTCTGTCTAGGTTGTTTCATAAATCTGACATCACCTTCTGTTGTTGTTTCAAACCCTAACATCATCATTTGCTGAACTGGATCCAGTCTTGCAAGGTAGTTGTTGAATGCTTCTCTCTCTTGTGTTGCTACTGGTGCAAACTGAGCACGGTAAATGTTTCTTGCTTGTTGTATCTGTTGTTCTGGTGATGCTGTTGCTGCTTCTATTGCTTGTGCTTGTCGTGTTGCTACTTGTGTTCTAGCTGTCAATAAATCAGATACAGTTTTGTCATCAGCACCCTTTGTAGTTTTCTTAGCATCTGCAATAAGTGCGTCTAGATCAGTATCAGAGATGACTTCGAAACCTTGATCTTGTAATCTATCTTTGATCATCTTTTGTTTTTGTGCATCAGCAGTTCTTACATCGGCTGGCGAAACGCCCATTGTATCTGCAATAGCTTGCCTGATTGCTGCTTCTTTTGCTTTGAACTGAGACCCGTATCCTTTTCTACCGGCATCAGCTCTGAACTGTGTGAATGTAGCAGCAGCTACTGCTTTGGCTTGATCTGTAGATCTTGAATAACCACCAACAGTTGCAGCGTATCTACTAGCTTTATTTTCTATCGAACCTGCAGCAGCTAGTGAGTTTCCAAAGCTTTCACCAGCAGTTGAAATAGTAGGTAGTGAAGGTGCAATGTTCCAAATGTCATTGACCTGATCATAAACTGCAAGTTGGCGTCTTGCTTGGTCAGCTTTCACATCTTGTTTTAGTCCATAAGCTTTGACCAGACGATTGAACTCATCAGAAGATTTAGCACCTTGTAAGTCTGAGATCTGTCTATCTAAAACTTTTAGTTGTTCATTTAGCATTTGAGCAACAATCATTTGCTGTGCTTGTTGTTGCTGTGCCATTTGTAATGCTGCTTGATAGCGTTGCATGTGTGTTTGAAGATACACGCTAGTGTAAAAATCTCCAACTGTTTGATTAGGTTCAGCCATTACTTACTGCCTCCTGTTCCTGTTCCTGGATCTACTGGAGTTCCAGTTTGTAGATTAGTTCCATAAAAGTTTGGTGGAGCCATTTGCTGATAGCCAGGTTGATACATTGGATACTGTCCATAAAACTGCTGAGGCATACCTTGAGTAAATGGTTGTTGCGCTGGTGATGCGTATGTTGGAAACTGATAACCATACATTGCACCAAGTTGTTGTAGCTGCATTGCGTTGTATTGTCCGCTGCCTTTTCCAACCATTTCTTGTGCCATCATTGTTTGTCCGACCAGTGATCCAACATCTGAAACGCCACCACCTATTAGGTTGAACAGAGCTGCTTTTTGTGCTGCTGCTCTTTGTTCATCTGCTATTGAAAGCTGCAATAACTCATCTTCTTGTGCTTGTGCTTTTTGCATGTCTAACATTTGTATTTGTCGACCTGCTTCACCTTGTGCTCTTTGTTCTTGTTCTTCTCTTTGTCTCAAGCGACGCATAGCTTCACCGCTATCTTGCGACATGGCTTGTAATGCTTGTGCTTGACTCATCTGTTCAGCTGCTATTGCTCTTTGCGGGTTCATGAATGCTTGAACATAAGCTTGTTTTTCTTCACCTGTAAGTCCTAATGCATCAGCTTCTTGTAGTCTTTCTAGCTCTTTTATTCTGTCAGTTATTGCTTCGTTCTCACCAAGTGCTTGGTATTGTCCGATACCTGATACAACATTTCCTGCTAGTTTGGCTCCTCCTAATGCGAGTGCGGCTATTGTCAATGGTTCCATGCTTTATCTCCTATTTATTGCCTGTTATTTTTCCTATGCTGTTGTTTCTCTGTAGTAAGCATAAATGTTTATTTGATAGAAGAAAATAGGCACAGATCTTTCAGCAGTTGATGCTATTATCTGATAACTATGTTCTCCTGCTGGTAGATAACCAGAAAAGATGCCGTAAAATGGTCTTCTTCTTTCTGCTCCAAGAATACCACCATCATTAGATGCAGAGGCATTTACACCAAACTCACTCTCACTCATTTGTGCAGAAAGTGTGGTTGCTTTACTAGCTGCATCACCAGTCTTTAGTATCGCAATACTTGTTCGTTGACTAGTCAAACCTAACTGATCTAGATCGTTTCCATAGTATGGTCTGGGATACGCTGTTATGTGCACAAAGACATCTGCATCTTCTTCTAGGTAGAAATCAATACCTGAACCTGAAATGCTACCATCGCCAATGATGTTTGCCGCATAGCCACCTGCATTATTGATACCGAGTGTGCCTTGATTTACGCCTGTTGAAAACTCATAACGATTATTGGTTGCAATGTATTCACCTTTCATTACATGCTTTAGTCCAAAATAGTTGTTGAGTGCTGATGGATCGATGTCGACAGCTGAAACACCACCATTGACATAACTTTGTAATGCATCGATGTTTTGTTCTACTTGCGATCCATTTATTTTTGTTCCATTTGTAAATGTATTTGGTGCTGTGTATGCCATTATGCCCTCGCTGATTGTGGATTGTAGATCTCTACTTCTATTGCTGCTCTTTCTAATACAACAGAAACATCAACACCATTTTGTGCTGGTGAGCCTGTTGGATCTGTTCTTTCACTTTCTAAAAACTGTCCATTCGCATTGACACGATAAGGGCCGCTGATAAACATTTGCACACCAAATAGTGTTTTACCACCACCGTCTGCTTTGTTTACAACGAATGTATGCTGTCCGCTTATCATCAATGGTGGTCCTGCTGATTGAAACTCTTGTGTGCTGAAGTCATAAGTTGCATAAGTTGCCATTCTACCACCACCAGTTGCTGTCTGTGTTGCAGTAATAAGATGCATTGGAACTACAGAACAGTGATCAAAGCGTCTCTGTGTGTAATCAAACTGAACATCTGAGTTTCCATTTGTTAGAGCACCAGGTGCAAAATAATCACCATCACCAAAGTCATCATAAAAACCTGCACGATCTGGTGATTTGAAGTCTCCATCTGTCAATGAGTTAGAAACACAGTTGAACTTAGGATAGATCAGATAATAGTATTCACCAACACCAATACCTGCTTGTCCATCATCTACGAGCTGAGACATGTATTTGGATACTGATACGCGATTAGCCAAACCATTATGATAAATGTCCCAAGCATTCACATTCCAGTTGACTTGTATGTTCTGATGTTGTTGTAGTCGAATACCATCTGTGCCATTTACTCGTATCTTGGTGCCTTTTGAATGTGCTGTATTGATAACAAATGTATTATCATGATTGATAGGATACTCAAAGTCAACATTTACCGATCCTGTCTGGCTGTAATGCTGACCTGCTGGTGTCCCTGGTATTGTAAAAGCATTGTAAACCCAACCATTATGCGTAGTTGGTGCTGTTCCATAGCTTTCATAAGCTTGATTATCTTGTCGACCTACAAACAAAATGTGTGGATTATCAGCAAGATTTACCATGTCAATGCCTTGGTTTCTTGCATTCTCACCATCTAGTCTGCCTGTAGAACCGTTGATAGCACTATTGTTTGCATTTGCTTCTGCTGCATCTGTTGTGTTGTTTGCTGGATAAAAAGGTGTAAGTTTTATTCTGCTCATTTATCTTCTCCTGTTATGCACTGATAGTTGTCCGCCCCAATAACTGAGGATTGTAGATTTATTTGTTGTATCATCGCCTTCTTTCATTGGTGGAACTTTACAATAAACAGCAAACTCATGATTACCTTTACTGATAGGAACTTGCACAAACATCTGTGTTGTGTGAAAGATTGGAAAGATTTCTGATGTTCTACTTACTTCAACACCATCTACCTCTATTTTCCACTGTCTAGTTTTTCTAGCAACTCTATCAGTTGTGCCTTTTTTGTAGAAGTGGTGGTATTTTGGCACAAAACTATTTATGTGAAATCTGATTACTGCCATTCCTTCTTCACATTGTAGTGTGCCTGTATCACCTACTTGAAACCATGATCCACCACCTTCTATCGGTGCACTTTCATACCTCAAACCTTTGATTTGATTACCTCTTGGATTTACTGTTCCACCTGAAAAGTTTGCATCTGCAAATGTAGTGTAGTCATCGAAAACATTTATGTTGTTGACAGTCAACCATCTACCTACAGCTCTATCTTCAAAGTCGTCGTATGTAATACTGTTTACAGGAAAGTTGTCTCTATCAAAACCACCATTTATTACTGATACATGCTGATTGTAGTTCTTATCGTATTCTCGTGCATTTACGATCATACTTCCTGTTATGCTATTGTAGCGCCATTGATAACTCATCGTGCGTCTCTCCCTCTTATTGTTTCTGTTCCTTTCGAGGTGTATTCTACTGCATAGCCCATAATAATAAATGCTTCATCTGTCTCTATCTCAAATGCAAACTCAGATGCTGCTTTCAAATCTACTGAGTATCTGACTTGTGTTAGCAACTTATCTTGCCACTTTGCAGTTCCCCATAGTGCTTGACTATCTTCTAGATCATCATCAACCGGTTCATAAACAGGTTGAAAAAAGTGATCTGGTCTTTGCATGATAGCACCACCTGCTTCTACTCCATTATCCCATTGTCTATCTTTGTAGAACTCAAGAAATGGTGTCTGATTACCTGTTGTAAGAATGTAAAGGTAAACATACTTGATGTGTTTCTTTATGAAAGGCTGTCCAAAATCTAACCACTGTGTTCTTATCTTACTTGGTGGCATTGGCTGATCTACATAATCTGGGTTTTCTTCATTACCTAGATTTTGTGTGCCTGCTCTTCGATTACGACTGATTACAAAGATACCTTTCATTGTTGAAACAACAACAGGATCTGGATCATACCATTTACCATAAATAAGATTTGCATTCTTATCTGTTGTAATACAGTTTACACCCCACTCTTTATTGTTTCTAATACTCCAACTTTCACTATCAATGTGGTAAATCAGGCCTAATGAAAGTCTGTGTCCATCATCATGTGCAACATAGAAATGCACCTCACGCCATTGCGAACTGTAAATACCGCAAGCATGTGGCAATCCATCTAGTGCCAATCTTTCTACATACTGTTGTATTGGATCTGATAGTTTTACAACTGATAAGTCTGCACCACCATCCAAACCACCACTGATTGCATAAACACCATCAATACCTAAAAACATAACTCCTATGCCTGGCACAGTGATGATGGTGTGTGGTGATTTAGTTCCAATACCGGTAATAAAGGGGACGATTTCAAAGCCATTCAGAGCATCACCACGGACCAAGTCAATAGCTTGTTCTCTGAATACTAAAAGCGAGTTGTAATAGATTTCAAAACCTGTTATGTCCCCACCTTCTCTAGTGCCCACATCAAAAAAGTTCGTATCTTTGAAAGTATCTGGTTGATTTGGCTGCGAATAATAAAGTCTAGTTCCATCAGCTATCCCTCCATCTGCAAACAAACAGTTCTTGAATGTTGCTGTAAACCTACAACCGAGTGCAGGAAAGATAATACTTTCACTATCAAATGGTGCTGCTGATCCAAGTTGTGTATCATCTCTGTAATCTACATAAAATGTATCAGTATTGTTTTTTATTTCATCCAAGAAGAAAAACTCTTTTCCTCTATTTGTTGTTCTGTAAATCCGTCTAGCCACTGTTCCTGTTGGCCCAGAAGGTATTTGCATAGCTGGACATGCACGATTAGGATAATGATTTGCACCTTTGAAGATCTCATCTGTTTCCCACTTTACTGTTGAACTAGGTTCGCTGATTGGGCTTTCACTACCTGCTTCATTTATGAATGTGCATTTGTATTGGTATCTGTTAGTGCCATCAGAACCGGTTAGAAAACCTACACCTTGAAATACTGGTGATTTGTAGAAGGTTGCACCTGCTAAATCTGTATTACCTGTTTCATACTCATCTGTTGCTTCGATGTAGCTTAGTGGTTTGACTTGTCCATTTACTGGTTCTGGTGTAATAATCTCTGGTGCACCAGGTCTTCTATCCCAACCAAGTGGAAAAACACGATCACCACCTCTGTATTTTAGTGGACCATCAATACCATTTGTAATAACAACATAACGACCGTAAGGTGTGTAGTTAGTTGTCTGTTCTTGCATTGTAGGCACATGTCGATCTGTTTGCAGTGTTTGTGCCACTTGATTTGCTGCTTGTCCAGCTGATGGCACTAAGTATTTTAGTTTACCATCTTGCTCGAACAGAAACCATTGTTGTGCTGAGTTATGTCTAGAATAGCAGTAAATACTATCAACAGTGCTATCATCATAGATCTGATCTACGCCACTGCCACCGTATGGTCTGATAGTTTTATGAAAGAACTCTTCGTATCCTAAAAAGTTATTCCATGTCTTTGTATGCGCATCGTATGTAAAGTTTTCTAACAGAATAGTGCTGTTAGCAGGTGCTGGAATACGCTCATCGATCCCAATAAATGGTTTGATCTCTAGTTTACCTGGTGTTTTCATTATGCATCCGGAAGTTTAGTCAATGTCTGATACGGCTTTACCCTCAGTGGTCCGGAAATGTAGCTTTCTTTGACATAATAAGCTGACCGCTGTGTCAAATACTTATTATCTATCTTCAATAACTCTTTCTCTGCCTTCTTGTCGTAATAATCTGCCATGTCAGGATTGTTATGTTTCATAAATGTTTCAGCACAGACACGATAAACAATGTATCGATGTGTATCATCTGGGCTTTTTGGTTTGTCAAGGTCGTCTGATAGCATGTCAGGTGTGTAGATGTATCTTATCTCTATTGGTGTAAGTGCTGCTGCACGAGGATAGAGCCTAATCCGTTTTCTGTATCCTAAGTTTACACCTTCTCTTGGAAAACGAAATAGATCATCAACACCTGTAATCTGTAAGTTGCCTGCTGCTGTTGGCCAATCAACTTGTGTTTCATCATCATCAATCAGAATAAATCCGTATTGTGATGCACCTGTATTTGGTGATGTTTTAGCAACAATACCACTCAAATCTCTAAAAAACTTTTCTTCATGTGTTCCGCTTTTTCCTGTAATAGATTTTAGACGAACATAAAACTTCTTACGAAGACCTTGAAAACCTTGTTTGGTTGTATCGTTTGTGTTGAAGCGTGGTATCTGTGTCCCTGTAAGTTCTAGTTCTTGAGCATCTGATAACTGGCTTTCTATTCCACGCCATACATAAGACATCTTGAACTCATAGGTGCCTGCTGGCCATGCTGCTGCAGAAGCAACACCTTCTACAGAAAAGTCTTTACCTTGTCTTGGCACAAACTGGTCAATGTCTACTGTATGTTCTGGATAACCGTCATAAACAACAAACTCTGTTGGTGTGCCTTGTAAGTCATAACGAAGATCTAACTCTTCATCTCTTCTTCTTGTTAGGTTGTAAATGCGACCTAGTGCATTTGTGCCACTACCTATTTCTGTTATGTTTCTGATAGATACACCTAAAACATCTGTGCAATCTGCAGGTAGTGTAAGGTATCTTTGTTGCACATCACCTGAAATACTATCTAGTGCTGCTGTATCCCAATCAACCTGAGGTGTAGAACTTAGTTTAGATACATAAACTCTGTTTGTGCCAAAATCTACCTTGTCAATAATGTATGTTCCGTTGTTTGATGCTGTTTGTGCATCTCCAATAATAAGGATGCTACCTTCATGTGAATGCCTGAAACGGTTTACAAATCCTACTTCATCGCTTTCTGTCTTATCTAATGTGCCGGCTTGTATGAAGTTTCTTATCTCTGTTAGTGAAGAAGTGATCGATGCGTCTGGCACTGTGCCATCTGGCATTGTGTAAACATCTACTGTTTTTTGTGAAAACTCATAAGGACGACTAGTAAACCAGCAGTGGTAAGTTTCATTTATGTATCGATTTATTTCATCACGGTATGATTGCACATCCGGATCGTAATCGATAATAGATGAGATCATGTCTCGCATTTGTTGTAAGTTCATAGTGCCTCTTGTTCTAATGAAAAAACCCTGCCCCAGAAGAGGCAGGGCCAACTGTTTCAAAGGAGATCTAGAATAAAAATGTCTAAAATCATTCTAGAAATGTGCCCTTAGCCCTGGGCGCAAGGCATTTGTAATAAACTTAGAACTGCTTGATGACCATTACCGAAGCAACATTGGCAGAGTCGTCTTCCAATGCGTATCCGATAATAGGCACAGTATCACTATTTACATAAGTGTCTGCTTGTCCAGCTACTGCAGAGATAGATAGTCTATCACCTTTAGCAACTGCACCTGCAACATTTGCACTTACATGAATACCTGCAACAGTAATGTCCACTTTTTCGCCATCAGCAGCAGCGTTCAAAGCAAATCCTACAACAGCAATGCTGTCGGTAGAACCACTGTCAGCTTTTACAACGGTAAGAGCAATCTCACCATCGCTTTCGCCACCAGCAGTGTCAAAGTTGAAAGCAACTAAGTCATTTGCTGCGATTGCGCCACCTGCAATGTAAGTTTCAATCTGTCGTCGGTTCGAAGCTGTGATGCCATAATCGCCATCTGAGCTTGACTGATCTAAGTATTGTAATAATGTTGATGTAGCCATGATTTCCCCCTATTAGACTGTAAGTAAACCTTGAGCACCAAGATGCTGAACATACATTTGCATACGAGTTATGATGTTGGCAGATCTAGAAGCGTATCCGGAGATGTGCTCAAAGTCTGACATTTCAAACTGCGCATCAGAGTCAAATGCAAGTTTCAAGTAATCAGTGTTCAAGAAATAAGCGCGAATGTCATTAGTTCCGTCATCAACAGAGTCAAGGAACGGATCGTAATACATTCTTGCACCGTGGAAAGCAAGAGCCAAACGACCACCATCAAGCTGAGACTCAGAAGACATAAAGCGTTCTTTCTCGAAAAGTTCGCCTTTGTATTCTCTGTAGTTGTTTGCAGATGAAATGATTACATTTGGAGCACCACCGCCTGGTGTGTATGCTTGACATTGAATGTAAAGATCTGTCATGTCTTCAATAGTAAGAGTTCCAGATCGCTTGTATTGGTTTTGGAAGGTAGAAAATACCTGAGTATCGATACCACCAACAGTTCCTGTTTGGGTTCCATAATCAGCACCGGCCAAAAATCCACCGTTTGCTCTAGCAGTAGATGAAGCACGAAGAGTGTTCAAATCTGAAAGAACTGATGAAGATCCAGCAACAAGTTGTTTTTCAACTTCTCTTTGAAGTAGTCCCATAACTGACTTCATACGCGCTTCTGCAATAGAAACGATAGCACGAGGTCCTTTATTAGAAAGTTCTTCTTTAGCTGTGATAACGACAGGAGCCACAAAATCACACCAGTTGAAAGTAGCATTTCTCAATGCATCTTTTACTGCGAGATTTACGGGTTCATAACCGTTAGAAAGTTGTGTAATAGAGCTGTGCTCTGCTAGAATAAGTGGAACATCAAGTTTTTGTCCACCGTCGTATGTTTCTACACCGCCCGCCTTGCGCATCTCATCCAAAAGAGGGACAGCCTTGAAAAGGTTGTCAACTTCTTCGTCTAAAAGAATACGGAGGGTCGATGATAATACATCATTTGAAATAGCCATGTTAGTTTCCTCCAATCTTATTTGGCATAGATTTTATTGTTTAGTTCGTATCTACAAGTTTTGGGTTGTCCTTTCGGGTCCGTAATAGCTTGTCCTCTGTTAGATACATCAAGAGGGGCTTTCATAAATAGCATAGTTTTTTTCCTATCTTCCTAACTTTTTTTGTTTTTGTCGTTCAAACCACTGGTAAAGTTCAAATCCTTTGAGGCCTTTTGGTGGCTTATTTGGATTTACATCTGAACCTTGTGAGATCTTCAGACCAACTTCTCGCATTCTAGCCTTTCTTTCTGCGTTCTCTTGCTCTAATGCTGTAAGTCTTTCAGTAGATTTTTTACCTTTTGTAATAAAGTAAGCATCTTGTAAAGTTAGTGATGTGTTAGTTTTCAACAGCTCTGCGACATCATGCTTCATGTCTTCTAGATCTGGATGTGCATTTTTGAACTCTTGCAGTTTCATTTGCCGCATTTGCATCTCTTGTTGTTGCCTGACTGGCTCGAACATGTCTTGAAGTCGTCTTGCTACTTCTTGTTCTATTCTTGCCTCAAAAGTTTCTGTGCGATAAGGGTCTAACTCTACATCTGGCTCGCTTGCTCTTTCTCTTACTCGTTGAAAGAACTCACCTTCAGTTAGTGCCTTCATCTGCGCGTCCAACTCTTTTCTTTGTTGTGCTAACTCTTGAGTTTTTCTTGTGTAATCTGCTCTCAAGTTGCCTAACAATGTCTTGGCATCATCAGGTAAAGCTGCTAAAACTTCTTTGTAGTTCACACCTTTGCCTTCTGATAACTCAGCATCGTCTAAATCTTCCAATGAAATGTTCTCAGGCTTCTTCATCTGCTCAAGTTGTGCTTGACGAAGTGCTTCATCTTGCCTCTTTTGAGCGGTTTCACCAAAGGCCTTCCTGGACTTTAGTTTCTCACCTGGTATGTTTTCATTGGTTTCTGCAGAAGATGTCTCTGTTTCCAACCTCGTTGGTTCTGCGGTGGTTTCTGCGTTAGCAGTGGTAGTTTCTACCGTGTTGCTTAGTTCTTCACTCATTTCTTCTCCTATCGTTCTAAGTGATTTTGTTTGTTATGCCATTCTTGACATAAAAAGTTCTTCTTCATCTACTTCGCCGCCGCCATGTGTTTCACCTGGCATAAGGCTACCATCAGGCATTCTGTGCATACCTTCTGGCACTTCTTCTTCTACCTCTACAGATACAGCAACTTCTGTATCTCCTTGTGGTATTGGCTTGGCTAGAAATGCGATGAATGCTCTGTCTTTTGCACCAGTATCGATCTTACCACGAGCCATCATTAGGTCTCTGTCGCTTTGTAATGACTGCATGTCGACCTTGTATTCATCAATCTTTGCATCATCTAGTGCTGAGTTTATCATGTTGATTGCTTTTACCAGATCTACCGGTAGTGGTCCTTCAACATCGCTATCTACTTCTGCTAGCATTGGTGCATTGAAATGTTTTAGCATTTCATTGACAGAACGAATAAGTCTGTTGAGGCTGTCTTTTTTGTAGCTACCTGATGGTGAAAACTCAGCGACCTTTTCAGCCTCTACCATGTCAGCCATCATTGCTTTCTCTTCGTATTGTTTGTTTTCCATTTGCATCTCCTATTTGTCTTGCATGTGTTTTGGAACGAATGTTTTTGCGGCTGCTTGTATTTTATCACCTCCAGCTGCTTTGAGGTTTTCTGTCCATGTTTCTGAGACTTTGTCTTTCTTCTTTAGATCTTCGTATTGTTGACCTAAAGCACTATCGGCTTCTTCTTTACTAACAGACTTCCATCCATTTTGTTCTGCCCATTCATGTTTGGCATACTCGTTTCTGAAATGGCGTCCAAAAGCATGACTGTAATGTCCATTGACACCATCTACACCATGTGTATCCATACCTTTAGCTGCAATGTGGAATGACATAGGTTGCCAAATCCGCTTTACAGGATTGCCACATCCTTCACTATTTACTTTATCTGGATCAACAGGGTCAAACATCATTGGACGACCCCAGTAGTCTTTATCACCACAGTTCAACTCTTCTAGTTGTTCATGACTACACATGACTTCCCATGTCTCATCACACTTCTTGCAATGCACTTTGTAAAATCCCATTAGCTTATGCTCCTTGCACCTGGTAAGATGCCTTGTAAGTTAGCTGGACCCTGAGGTGTAGAAACTAACCCTCCTGCTTGCTCAGCAGCATCTGGTGCTACTCCTTCAGCAGCTAGTCTAGCTTTTGCCGCAGATGCCATGTTAGCTCTGTTTTCTGCAGCTGATGTATTGAAATCTTCTGGCAACCCTAACGATCTTACCATTTCTGATAGGATTGTTTCAGGTGGCACACCGAGTTGTTGTAGCATTGGAATAGATTGTATGAACTCTCTTTTCTTTACGCTTTCTGAAAGTGGTGTTGATGCTTGGTCTTGTGCGTAGATGTGAAAGTTTTCTTCTAGCATTTCTGAAGATACAACCTGTGGTTCGCCATCAACAAGAATAAGTTGTCTTGCATCATCTTCTTCTATGTAAAGCGATAACATGTTGATGTAGGTTTCAGCAAGCATTTCGATCATGTTATCTCTTTCTCTTGCCAGTCGACCTATCTCTGATGATGTGTAAGCGGCTAATGCTGCAGCCTCTGTTGCACTTGTTCTAGAACTTTCACCTCTTGTAAATGGTGCTAAGATACTTCCTTTATCTTTGTCTGATTGCACCTGTTGAACATAGAACTGAAGATCTGGTGGTGTAGGATTTTGAGGCATTGCTTGGATTGCTCCTGCCAAGTTTTCCTCATCTACTTCCACAAACAAGCCGTCAATGCCACTAGTAATCTGTGCCATTTGTTCTTCATCTAACACACCTTTCTTTACCAAGTATTGTCTAGATGCTTTACGGACAGCATTAGCCTGATAGGTTCTTACCATGTTGGTTTCATAAATCTGATCATAAATACGACGCATTGCTGAGTAGCCGTCAAGTGGCTTATCAGGTAGACGATTGAAATACAGCGGAATAAATGGTGCCACTGGATCATCATTGGCGTCTCTAAATGGTATTTCTTCTGTCAATAAAAACTTTCTACCTTCACCCCAGTTTGGAGACCAGAAGTAAAGAAGCTTTGTATGCAGATCATACATCTCTACAACTTCAATGTATTTGTAATAGTCAAAGTTCTGATCACCTATTTCGTCTTGATGGTATTCATTTGCATGGTATTTATCAAAGTATTCATCTTTCTTGACAGGGTTGTATTTCTTATCACCAAACTTGTGTCGTGCTTCGATTAGTGTCATGTAGTATTTGTGTCCAATAAATCTTTGGTCTTCGTATCTTCTTGCTTCTCTATCTAAGATTATTTCCCATGGTGGTAAAGCACATGTGTCAATCTTTCTGAGTATGTCTGTTCTTCTAACTGGCATCATCTTGATAAATGACATAGGATAGATTAGTGCCAATCGAGATGCGTTTTCTATCTGTGTTCGCTGATAAGCTAAAAAGTCGTTGGCAATGTGTTGTGCTATTTTAGCATCACCTCTACCACGAAGTCCGTTCTTTACAATCACACCTGGATTACGAGCAAAGAGTGATGCAATGTAGCTTTCAATGTAGCCATAAGCATCTGATGTCTGAACATAGGTAAGCATTTGACCTTCTGCTTGTTTGTCCCAGAAACGGGTTTCGTATGCTTGTTTGTAGCGGTAAAGGTCTGGTCGGCAATCATTCCAATAATCTTCATGCTGAGATACTATTTGTTGAATGATGTCAGGAGTTAGTTTGTATTTCATTTATTCCACCCTCTAATGTGTTTATGGTATCCACCATTTCTTATTATTCTTGCAGCTCTACGGCTTTTTAGATAGTCGTCTACCATTGTTTTTCGCACTTGATAGAAACTAGGCACTGGCTTTAGTTTGGCACCCCATAAAGCCAAAGCTGTAGCCACTACCATGTCATCATGTCCTGCAGATGCTGGTGCACCTTTTGTTATTTGTATCGATCGCATCTCAGTCCATAGTGTTTTATCAACAGAGCAAATAACTCCCTCACAAACTAAATCGCGTAGGTAGTCAAAGATAGCGATTTTATTTTCCTTTCTTGTCCGCCAATCTCTTCCCTTACTATCCTTGTAAAGGTTCTTGACCTTCCATTCTTTCATTCTGTAAAGCACAGTTTCACCTGGACCATTCTGTTCGATAATGGTATGAGGTTCATCAAAGTCCCAGTAAAGGTCATAGATCTTATCAGCCAGTTGATGTGGTAGTATTTGATTAGATCTGAAGTGGTAGATTGGTAGCATTGTGGTGCAGCTAACCACAGTAATAACACTGTAATCCCCGCCCCGTCCCGCTGCGACATCCACACCCATAGCAAACTTATCACCGGGTTGTGGATCACAATACCACCGCTCTTTTGCCCCACCTAAATCTAATACTTCCATGTCATCTAAAATGTCGAGAGGAAAGAACTCATTGCTTGCAGCAAAAAATGCCTCATCAACTGTTGCTGGAAACTCTCGTCTAAACTTTTCAATACCCATTGTCTTGATCATTGTTCTGCGCCAATACAGCTGCCCAAGCGTTAGGCCAAACTCTGCCTTTATTTCTAACTCTTCTTCTGTTGGATCTGGTATCTGAGGTTGGTGAAACTGGCTTTTCTTGGTGTATTGTGGATGCTCATACCAGGGAAACCAACAAAGATGCCAGCCATTCTCTGGTGCATTTTCTATCAGGTCGTGGTATTTATCACCTGGACTATTGGGTGTGGTCTCTATGACTATCTGTCCTTCTCCAACCGAGGCCATGACATTTGCAAGGAGGTCATCTTGATCGTCAAAGAAAGCAAACTCAGAAATGTGTGTATCTGAAAAAGTAAAAGAACGGGTGGCTCCGGCTTTTCCACCGGCTGTAAATGCTCTAAGTTCTGCACTGGTATCTCCAAACTGTAGGGTTCTCGAGGATGATTTAGAAAGCTTTCTTTGTAGTTGCTTAGGTAAACTAAGGTAGAAGCCTTTATCCATGTTATGTAGGTGGTCTGCTGAGTCTCTGGTGTATGAAATAATAGCATGTCTGGTAGGTTCCAATGACATGTAAGATTTCCACAAGAAATAAGCGCGAAGTAGTGTGCTGATACCGAGCTGACGAGCCTTGAGCACCACAATCTTGTTGTGGGTCAACAATGCATCTAACAGCTCTTCTTGCTGTGGACGCAGTTGAAAAGGCACAAGCTTATTGTCTTCCTTGTCAAACACCTTTAGAAACTTGAAGAAGTTGCGTGGATCTTGGAAAGCTTTGTAAATGTCAGCATTGATTTTGGTTATTCTGCTCACTGTGCTCCTTATTGTATGTATCTCTGTATTGTCTAGCTGTTCTGAGATTATGACAATCTACCACTTCTCCATTAGGTAGCAAGACAGCAAATCGACCCCAATAACGCGGGCTGTAAATAACTGAAGCCATTACTTCTCCTTTTTAGATTGAGCAATAGCATCTTTTATCCTCTGGGCTAGCTTGTCCCCGTGTTGTTTGATCCAAGCAGATCTCTCTTCATTGTGCAAGACAGCAACATCATGTGCTATCCTCGCTTCGGCCTCTGTCTTGTATTTACCAACCCACACTTTCATTGTGCTGTTCTCCATACGACAAACATGCCATTCTTCACCGCGCTTCTCTATCAAGTCCTTTCTCATTCATCACCACCATTTACAACTTTTAGTATGTCTGCAAAGTCGCTATCAGTGGCACCAAACTCTACCCTAAACTTATGAAGAACCTGCAGTAGTTCCATAAAGGTTCTGGGTGAGGCTTTCCAATCAGTCTCGTCATTATGCTTGATTGCCAATAACATGATTGATTTGACCACATCTTCAAAATCACCACTGTCTACTGCTTGCTTCAAGCGGGTTTTGTAGTTGCGACTGCGTGCAGCGTGTGCTGCTTTTTCTTTTAGTGTAAGTTTTCTATCACTCATCTTCTTTCCTCCAAGGTGATAAACCATCCCTTTCTATTATTGCACGAAGTTTTTCCATTGCACGCTTCTCACGCTTCCATAAATAGCTGAGGTTGTAGCCTAACTTGATGGCTATTTCTTTCCACTTCATCTGCTCTGCATAACGCAGTGTAAGTATCTCTCGGTCTAGCTTGGTCAAGTTCTTGAATAAGGGCTTGAGTAGATCGGTGTTGTATTCTTTTTCGGGTGGCTTCTCGACATCGTGGGCATCATAATGACAACCCTGCTGCTCTCTTATCCAATCTATTGTAGCAACTGATTTGACAATGTGTCGTCGATAAAAAGCTTTATCATCATCGTTCTCGCAATAAAGCCACCATGCTGACATGTTCATAGTAGATCTCCTGTGTTTATCATACACAGATAAGTATCTACCATAAACTCATTTTTCTAACGAGGGCGCACTTTTTTTTAGGCGTCTATTCGTCGTGTTCTTCTAGATGCCGCTTGATCTCATCTTGCCACTTCTTGAAAATGTCTGAGATAAAAGCCATTGTGGCTCTACAAAGCGGTGCCTGACTGAGATGTTTGTCAGGTATTTCTTCTAACTTGAGCAAGATAGCAATGGCCTTGAACTGTAAGTCCTCGGCCTGTGCTAACTGCCACTCTAATGATTTCTTGGCTCTCTTTCGGCCTGTTATCTTTCTTCTGGATTTTGCCATCTGCTACCTCTCATAGATAGCATCAGATTTTTCCTAATAGATGTCTATGTCTACTGCTTGGACCCAGTTTGTATGATACCATCCATACCCACTACCTTTGTATTCTACCTGATGATCTGCATTTACCCTAAACCGAACATCTTTCCATTCAGGTATGTTTACCGGTTTGTGTTTGAAGTAATAACAGCCATCCTTCTTGTAATGAAACTGAACCAACTGAACTTCTTGGGAGCCATCTTCATCTTCCCATGCTATTATTGCATTGCCATAGACTTTCTTCTTCTGCTTTCTAGGAATGTGAGGTTTCAAGTCTGTGTCCAGGACAGAGTATCTATCATAGTGTCCGTTCCACCATTTCCACCGACTCCCATTTGGAACTATGTAATCTCCATCGTTCAAAGTGCGATGCCACTTGTATTGCATGCTCCAGTCATTCTCATTCTCATCCCAGAAGAGCCGATACCGCTTTATCACACCTTCGTGCATGCCAGTATTTTTGGTCCGATTTACAACATAGTATTTACCCACTTTATGGATTTCTTCATCCGTCCAAATCTGCTCATTATCAATCTGAGTCCCGTCCATTCTGTATTCCAAGATCTCATCCATTATTTTTATGTATGCCATTTTCAACTCCTTGTAGTGGTTATTTGGCGGCCACTACCATACTATTTTACCTTGCACTCATTTTATTTACAAGAGCATTTTTCTGCAGAGTGCATTTTTTCTGGGTGTGCATTTGGTCTAGCTAGTCTACAGAGCCGACTGCAGCCGCTGTGGGGCCCCACCCTACCCTATCCGACCATCCGACATCCGTTGTGGCAGACAAAGGTAGACTGAGAACTGATACTGCGCTCTATCCTATTCTACCCCGTCTCTCCCACTTTTACAACGGTGATAAGATTATTTCTGTTCTAGCCAATGATTGACATAGTTGTTGTAGATCTGCCATCCGACCGATGTTTGTATCAGATCACATTCAGGTTCACCACATCTGTTTCTTACGATTGTGCCATTCACTAGAGTAGTGATGTATGTGTAGTCCATAACCTCCCACACATCTATCACCAGACCGCGCGCTATCACATAATCTAGACCGTCATTTCCATAATCAATAAAATCTATCAGTTGACCTTTCAAATCTTGCATTAGTAAATCTCCCAGCTGATAACATCAATGTCTAGTTTTGTGCGGTTGCGGACATCTTCTTCTACATCTTGATTTGTTATGTCATTGACATCTTCTTTCCATGTGTAGAATGTGTGAACGAATGAAACATTGTCTATTCGCGCGACCGGTGTGTTGATGAAACAATAGATTAGAATACGGATTTCCATTTTTTCTCCTTTGATTTTGTAAAATACCATTTTATTTGGTATTATTATTTTATCATGTATTTTTCAAACTTGCACGCCGGCAACTGCTGGATAATCAAAACGGTCCTGCGATCTGTCTGTCGCGCTCTTACAAAAGCACCGCGACTCAGAACTCGAGCGCAGACCCCAGTCAAAGGTCTATCAGGACCGACAGTTGCCTGAAACCCCGATAAAACCCCGTCATACCCCGATCACCCCGTTTCTATCCGTGTTCTCTCTCTTTGGTCTAGACAGAGTGCTAAGTAAGTTATCCTGAGGTAGATTAGAGATACGCTTAGACTGAAGGGCTTTGAGAAA